TCTGCTAAAATGTCAGTAGATGAAGAAGTTGCTGATGGACTTTACGGTGCCGGTAGATTCGGATATTCAATTAATCAAGTAGCAGTAAACAAAGCTGCTTCACAAGTAGCTGCCACTTCTGCTTCAATTGCTTACGAAGATGGTGTAGATCCTGGAGACTTCTTTATTTTAAGAGTCGGTATGTCAGGAACTGATTTCGATACAGAAGGTGTAAGAGCATTTACTCTTGCTACTGGATCGACTACAATTTCATTTGATCAGAAATATACTTCTGTAAATGGAAATAACGTAGACTTCGTAGTAGCTTCTGCATCCCTTGCAGGTCACGCTGACGGTGCTAACTTAACAGTTAGATATCACAAGCAGCCTCTAGAAAATGACAGAGGTGATTTTGAAGCTGATTCAGGAGTTGCTGTAGATACTTCGATTACTATTCCAGAAATAGACGTTAAGCTTGCTTCTGAGGCAATTGTTGCTAAGACACGAAAGTTAAAAGCACAATGGACACCAGAATTTGCGCAAGATCTTAACGCATATCACTCAATCGATGCTGAGGCTGAACTTACTTCACTATTAAGTGAGTACATCTCAATGGAAATCGATCTTGAGATTTTGGATATGTTGATTCAAAACGCAGTAACAACTGAAAGATGGTCTGTTGAAAATAATAAAGTATGGACTGGTACAACTGCCGCTGGTAGCTGGACTACTTCAACTTCAGATTTCTACAATACTCAAGGACAGTGGTTCCAAACGCTTGGTACTAAAATCCAAAAAGTATCTAATAAAATTCACCAAAAAACTCTTAGAGGTGGAGCAAACTTCTTAGTATGTTCTCCAAACGTAGCAACTATTCTAGAATCTATTCCTGGATATGCTGCTTCTACAGATGGTGATGCAATGGAATTCAACATGGGCGTACAAAGAGTTGGTTCTTTAGCTAATAGATTTAAAGTATATAAGAATCCTTATATGACTGAAAACACTATTCTATTAGGCTTTAGAGGATCACAATTCTTAGAAACTGGTGCAGTATATGCTCCTTACGTGCCATTACTAATGACTCCTCTAGTATACGATCCAGAGACTTTCACTCCAAGAAAAGGTCTCATGACTCGATATGCTAAGAAGATGATTAGACCAGAATTCTACGGTAGAATCTTTGTATCAGACATTGATCAAATCTAAAGTAACCTTTAGACTATAATAAAGAGAGGCCTTTTCGGGCCTCTTTTTTTTTATACTATTTATAGTAAATAACTAATGTTCTTATCTATGCCGAGTAATGATTACACCGATGAGGTGTTTGTACAAAAAAGAAGACCAAAAAATCCAATAAAATTTAATGTTACACTTAACGAAGAACAGAAATTAGCGAAAAAACTAATATTAGAAAATCCTGTTACTGTACTTAAAGGTATGGCAGGAAGCGGTAAGACTCTAGTTGCTACTCAAGTAGCTTTAGATTTACTGTTTACAAAACAAATTAGTAAAGTTATTATAACCAGGCCAACAGTTTCAAAGGAAGAAATAGGTTTTTTACCTGGTGATATACGTGAAAAAATGGATCCTTGGTTAGCTCCTATCTATCATAATCTTTTTATGCTTTATAATGAAGAAAAAGTAAGAAAAGAAATGGATAATGGTAATATAGAAATCGTCCCGTTTGCTTTTATGAGAGGTAGAACATTTGTAAATTCATTTGTAATAGTTGATGAGGCACAAAATGTTACACATAGTCAAATGGAGACAGTTATAGGCCGATTAGGTAAAGGTTCTAAAATGGTAATATGTGGTGATTTAGCTCAAATTGACCTAAAGGATAAAAGAGAAACTGGATTTTCATTTTTAGCTAGACTAGAAGAAAATGTTCCTGGTTTTGTAACACATTCTTTAGAGTATAATCATAGACATAATATAGTAGCACCTATTTTAGAAGTATATAAAACCTTCAGAGATTAATTACTATTTATATATAAACTACTTCAATGGCGGATATTCCAATTTATAGCGGTACTAGTACTTTTACTTCGGGTTCTTCTACACCATTCGGTTTTTATGACGATGATACTACCTTTCAGAGTGATGCTGATAAAGTAGCAAAATTTTGTGCAACAAGACTTGGCTTTCCTTTAATGGATGTTGAATTGCAACCTGATTCTTTTTATGCTTGCTTTGAAGAAGCTGTTACTGTGTATGGAAATGAAGTTTTTCAATATAAAATTAGAGAAAATTATTTATCGCTAGAAGGTGCTAGCTCGGAAGCAAACTTAAATAATAAATTATTAGAACCTAACCTACAGAGAGTAGTAGAAATTAGTTCTAATTATGCAACTGAAGCAGAAGTAGGAGGTAATATTACAAGATATACAGGTTCTTTACCTGTTTCTCAATCAATTCAAGACTATGACCTAGATAGTTGGGCACTCGAAAACGGCATTAGCGGGAGTATTGAAGTAAGAAGAGTATTTTATGAAGCACCTCCTGCTATACTTAGATATTTTGACCCATATGCAGGGACTGGAACAGGAGTTCAATCTTTAATGGATGCATTTGACTTTGGTTCCTATAGTCCTGGAGTAAATTTCTTATTAATGCCTATATCTTTTGATATGCTTAAATTACAGGCTATAGAGTTTAATGACCAAATAAGAAGAAGTAGTTATTCTTTTGAGTTAGTAAATAATAAATTAAGACTTTTCCCTATACCTTTAAAAAATTACGACCTTAAGATCGAATATTTTGAGATAGATGAAAAAAGAGCAGCTTCTATAAGTAGTGGAAGTAATTTAATAACTAATGTATCCGAGGTACCTTATCAAAATCCGAGTTATTCTTCTATTAATAGTGTCGGTAAACAATGGATATTTCAGTATACACTTTCGTTAGCTAAAGAACTTCTTGCTTATGTTAGAGGAAAATATCAAACTGTCCCGGTTCCGGGTTCAGAAGCTACTTTAAACCAAGGAGACTTACTTACTGATTCTAGAGCTGAAAAAGAATCATTAATTAGTAATTTAAGAGATATGTTAGAACAGACTTCGAGGTCTTCTCAACTAGAAAGAAAAGCTAATGAATCGGAAAATTTAAGAAAAACATTATCTGAGGTACCGTACACTATATATATAGGATGAAACTGATAAATATACTTTTTGAAGAGTTATTTGATACTTACGAAGGTATGGTGCAGGTGATTCATAGTAAAGAAACAGGTGCAGAAACATTAGCTGCCCTTTTAAGAGCATTGCCTGGGGTAACAACAGTAACTACAGCAGGACAAGACACTAATCGTAATCTGGCAACGTATAAAATAAAACTAATTACACAAAAGAGTGGTATAGAAGCTTTTAAAAAACTAAAAAGTAGCGCTTTATCAAAATATTCAGCTGTTAAAGTAGTAAAAGTTGGTGATAAAACTATAACTAAGAAATAATGATATTTGGTTCAAATAGAGATTTTAATTTATTACTAAAAGTAAACAGAGAACTACTAAAAGATGTAGTAGAACAAGAAATTTTGCTTTATAAGTATGATTTGAATGAAATACAGGGTAATATTTACGGAGAAGCTACTTCTAAACAGTTTTTACCACCTGTTAAATTGAATTGTCTTATAACTAGGGGGGATCAAGTTGTTACTAATGATGAATTTGGTCCTGATTTGATAAGAGATGCATCGTTTGCATTATTAAGACAAGATTTAAACGATAGTAACGTTTTTCCTGAAGTCGGAGACATAATTATGTGGCAAGAAGATTATTATGAAACTGATACAGTAAGAGAAAATGAATTATTTTTAGGTAGAGATAAAAGTTACAATTTAACTTCCTATGGAGAAAAATTTGGAACATCTTTATCGATTATTTTAGATTGTCATTTAACAAGAAGAGAAAAAGTAGGAATTACTTTCGAAGGCACACAGCTTTAATCTATTTATTTATATGAAACTTAGGGATATAATACTTAACGAAATGTCAAAAACTGCTTCCGTTCAGGATGCCGAAAAAGAACTTAGGTCTCCCTATAAATCCTTTAAGGTAGGCAAGGTTAGCTTTAGCAAAGACGGTACTAGTAAGTTTACCATAACTAGAATAGATCCTGAAACAGGACAAGTCAGTTGGAATATTACTAAAATGCCAGGTTTTAATAAACTTTTCAAGCAAGTAGATAATTTAGTAGATACTTCTAAAGTAGTATACCAAAGAACCAAGGAGGACTCAAAATTTAGAGAGTTTTACCAGCAGGCTCGTCAATTGAGAAACGATATTAGAAGACATTTGCGTAATGAGTACCCAGAAGACTATAAAAGAATAAAAATTGAGGAGAATGAAGATAAATAATTTTCTTTCATATAAAAATGCCTGATAATAATATAAATACCGAAAAAAAAGTAGAGTTAAGACAGAAAAATTTTGAGTCTTATACCGGTACTGGTACTGCTCCTATTCCTGACCCTAAAAAGAGGGTATTGCAACGTTCTGTAAAGAACGATGAACTTAAAATTCCTGATTTAGGGCTAAAAGAAATAGATGAAGCAATATTTTACTATTTTGATAATGTTATTAAACCTACTGTAATACAAAATAATTTACAAAAATCAGTACCTGTTCTGTATGGTTCACCTGAAAGATGGGCTTCAGTTCAAAAAGACGGTTTTTATAGAGATAAAAACGGAAAAATTCAAGTACCTTTAATTATGATAAAAAGGGACTTAGTAGAAAAAAATAGAAATTTAGGTAATAAATTAGACGCTAACAATCCTACTCAATTTCTTGTTTTTCAAAAACAGTATTCAAAGAAAAACAGATACGATAGATTTTCATTGTTAAATTCTAGAGTACCAACCGAAGAATTACAAGGAGTAGTTATGCCAGATTATGTAAATATAACGTATTCTTGTGTTATGTTTACTGAATACATTGAGCAAATGAATAAATTAGTTGAAGCTGTAAATTATGCATCTGATTCCTATTGGGGAAACCCAGAAAAATTTCATTTTAGAGCTATGATCGATAGTTATACTACATCAACAGAGCTTTCTCAAGGCGAGGATAGAACAGTAAAAACTAATTTTAATATTTCACTTCTTGGACACGTTATTCCAAAAGGAATAAATGCTAGTTTACAAGGATCCGGAAAATTTTATAGTAAATCTAGAGTAATTTTTAACCTAGAGACTGTAAGTGATATAAATAACATAATAAAAGATGGGTAGGTATAGCTATACACGAAGCAGTTCAACTGCAGTAGCATTTTTTGATGCTTCAACAACAGGAACAGTAAATATAGAAGAATCTATGACAGCAGAACAAAAAATTTATTTAGCACTACAAAAAGCATTTAGTAGTACTTCAAAAACTGTAGTAGCAGATGACAACGCTAATACTATAACTTTTCAAGATATTACTATAGCAACACCTCCGGCTGGATTTCCGGCTTTAACAAAAGATAATTTTCAAGTATTTATTAATGGAGTTATAGTCGAAATAGACGCTATTACTTCTATAGTACAATCTGGTAGTAATGTAGTTGTGTCATTAAATACTGGTTTAAATTACGATTTAAGCAGCAGTGATGAGTATATGATAACAGGAAAATTTGATTAATTAATGGCTATTATACAGTGGAAACAACTTAGTACCCACCTTAGCGGTTCAGGGCAATTGACAGGTTCTCTGGATGTTAGTGGTAGTATACTTTTAAACGGTACCAACATATCATCCGGTGGCGGTTCTACTGATATTTCTTCTCTAAATACATTTACCGGTTCAATACAAACTCAAGTTGATGGATTAAGTTCAGCAACATCGTCTTATATTACTAATTTGCCAACTGGTCTGATATCTCAATCTGGAAATATAGTAGATATTCCAGGAGTAAAGATTCAATATTCAAATGTTTACTCTAATATAGGAGATTTGCCTTCTGCAACAGATTACCATGGAATGTTTGCTCATGTCCACTCCACAGGTAAAGCATATTTTGCTCATGCCGGTAACTGGATTGCTTTAGCTAATGAAAATGGAAATATTTCTTCATCAGCTCAAATATTACCTATAGCAACTTCAAGCATAACAGACTTCGATAATGAAGTATCACGTTCAGTTTCTGAAACTGGATTTAGTAACATAAATTTTGATGGGGATAGGATAGTTTCTAATACCGATTTAGGTGATCTCTTTACTAATAATTTTAACGCAGGAACCTCAGGAAGTGTAACTGAGTTTTTAGAATCTGTATTTTTTCCTAACTCAGGTCCGTCATTTACTTCAAATACAAATATTAGTATAGCTGAATTTAATACATCTGGCTCTAATATACATACTATAACCGCTACTGACCCTGAATCACAAACTCTTACTTTTTCTACACAATCATCTTATACAGACGATTTAGTTAGAGTTGCAACCAATGGTGTAGTAACTTTGAACGCAGTACCAACAACTGAAACGTTTAATACAGTTGATAGAGGAGACTCTACATTAGCTCACGAAGTTCCAGTACAAGTAACCGATACTTTTAATGCTACAGCTAATACAACAGTATACTTTAATGTAGTTGCAAACTCAGCACCGGTATTCAGACAAACATCAATATACGGAAATATTATAAATTCATTTACAAGTAGTAGAAATGAAAATGCTGCTTCAGGAGAAGTAGGAAAAATTTATTTTACTGATAGTAATTCTGACTCTATTACTATAAGGTCAGGTTCAGATCCTAACGGACATTTTAGCTTAGTAAAAAATAGTACTTTTGTTCAAATAAATCAAGTAACAGCATCGCTAAACTATGAAGAAACTACTGTATATAATTTAAGTTTAACCGCTTCAGATGAACACTTTGAGGCAGGTCAAGATACTGACGCTCAAACATTTTTGCCGATTACTATTAACGTTACTGATAATTTATCACCAACTATTAATTCTCAAACCCTTAATAGTATAAACGAAAATAGTTCTAACGGAGCAGTAGTTGATAATATAGCAGCATCAGATTCTGAAAGTGACACTATAACTTTTAGAAATTTTAATTTATCTAGATTAGAATTAGATAACGTAGAAGTTTCTCAAGGCACTTACAGCGGAACATCTCAAGCTACCGATCCTCATGAAAATCCTTTTCAAATGAGTAATACCGGAGCTGTAACTCGAAAAAACGGAGTCTTTATTAACTCTGATTTAATTAACGAATATCAATATACTGTCGAAGTAGTAGACTCTTTTAACACAGCTTCTAACTCTGCAACTATTACTATACCAATTACTGATGATGCTGCCG